GTCAAAGAACACGACACACTTTCTTTCTTTCGCCGGTGGGGCGGTCGCGCTAAAAAATATGGATTTTCTCTTGACAACTCAGAAAAGATATGATATATATGCTCTTGACACTGGAGGTGCAATGAGAAAACCAAACAGAAACGACGGCGCGACCGGTGGAGAGCCTTCCCACCAGAAGACCCCCAGTGTCAACCCGGTCGCGCCGTCACCTGCCGCTGGAGGCCGCATGAGGAGAGATGGTCTGGGCCAACCTCGGCGATCCGGGGCGGGCGGCGGTGACCCCGTGAGAGTAGGAGCATAGCCATGCCAATCGCAGCGCATTGTTTCAGGGGACACCGCCCGTCATCCGTGTCCCCGTCACAGCCGCAACGCAATCAACAGTCCTACTACGAGAGGCGGCGTCCGGGACAGAAAATATCGGCGTGGATGGACCCGCCGGAACCCAAGAAACGCACGCTGTGCCGTGTATGCGGATGTCCGCTGAATGCCTCCACCAGCAAGGCCGTCGAGGTCTGCGGGCACTGCCAATTCATTCTGCGGCGGCGCGCGATGCGCGCGGGAGGATGACGTGACTGAAACCGTGAAGGACTACACTCCGAAATTCGAGACCCCGCCGCAGGACGACAGCTACGAAAAGTGGGTTGACGCGTGTGCGCAGTTGACGGCGGCAAGGGAACCTTCCATCGCTGAAATCGTGCGGCGAGACCGCGAGGCATTGGAGCGGTTGCAGGCAGAACCGTGGGAACGAATGGTTCGGGAACTCAGCGCAGAGCGCGATAACCTCGCCGCAGAGTTGATCCGGGTGAAGTGCGAACTCGAAAACGTCACCGCCGAGCGAGACATGCTGGCGCAGGCCGCGGGGAGGACGTGATGAGCAAGCAACAGACTCCACTACGGGCCATGCGGCGAGGCTTCAATGACGCCATGCAAGTCGTAACGGTGCGGCATTGGTATGGAGACGCCGCGCTTGACGAGGCGTATCTGCTCGGTCGCTGCTTGGGGGTGAAGCACCGGGTGGCGCGGGCCGCTCAGTCCCGATGGTCATGGATGCGAGATGCTCCGGCGCGTGTTCTGATGGGAAAGGGCGCGTGATGCGATTCTGGATCAGTGCCGATGCGACCGCCTGCCGAACGCCGCAGGATGTGATTTGGTGGGGCCAAAGCCCACCGGTTCAGAAAGGCTACGGGTGGGCGCAGACTCAGTGCAGTGGGGAGCGCATAGGACAATCTGGCACGCATGGCGTGAAGCCCGGCCATATCGTGGAACTCGTCCCGGCTGGAGTAGACGAGGACACTCGTCGGCAGGCCCGCTCTGCGATCTACGATGCGCTGGACGTGGGTGAAATCGTGCGCGGCGATGCGCTCGACATGCTTCGTGAAACCGACCGCGCCGAATCGCTGGCGCTTTGCGACAACTGCGGCGGGCCGGTGATGGGCGAGTCGCCGAATTGCCGCGTGTGCGGCACGACGAAGAAGATCAAGACGCAGGTTCAGGACTTCGGGTACAGATAGGGAGAAAGTCATGGGAATCACGGGAGAAGAGGCGGCGAGAGCCGCAGAGGCGTTGCGGCGGTCGTGGGACGACAGGCAGGAAAACACTATAACTGGAATCGTTGCGATGCTCAATGCCCTCGTCGCGCCGGAGCCGGATGCCAAGCCGCAGCCGAAGCCGTGGCGAGAGCGGATCGAGGTCGGTGACTATGTGGAACTCAGGAGTGACACGGTGAATTGGCAGATGGTTTGGGCATGTAAGCAAGACGGGCGTGTTGTCACGAACCAAAGCGCAGATTATTGCCACAGCGATTACCTCATCAGGCTCAAGCGGGAGGACAAGTTTGGTGACGGCTTCCGCGTGATCGGGAAACCTGAGATGGGTTTGGGCGTGATTGGGAAAGACGGCGTATACACATTCATTGATGGTGTGGGCCACTTCCCGCCCAAGTGCAGCTTCTACCACCGGCACCAGCGCGACCTTCTCGAACGCATCGTCTGCGTGGAGGATGCGTGATGCTCGAAATCCACTGCTCGTGGCTGCCGCGCGTTCTGTCGTGCGCGGCGTCGTAGCCGGGCCGGTCTTTTAATTTTAGGAGGTACACGCTATGCAAGGTGTCATTCGTGGTAAGCGTCGCCCGCCGCGCGTATGTATCTACGGGCCGCAGGGCGTGGGTAAGAGCACGTTTGGCAGCGAGGCCCCGAAGCCTGTTTTCATCTGCACGGAGGATGGGGTTGACAACATCCCCGTTGACCAGATGCCGAAGCCGGCGACGTGGACTGAACTGCTGGCAAACGTGCGCCGTGTCGCCGAAGAAAAGCACGACTATCAGACCGCCGTGCTTGACACACTCAACGGGTCTGTTGACCTATCCCTTCAACACATCTGTCGAGAACAGTACGGCGGACAGATGGTCGCCAAAAAAGGCGACGGCGGTTTTCTCGCGTTTGGTCAGGGGTTCAAGAGTGTCAGCGACGAGCAGCTTAAACTGATTGCACTGCTCGACGAGTGCCGCAAGCGAGGCCTGGGCATTATTTTACTAGCCCACGCTGGCGTGCAGAACGTAAGAAACCCCATTTCGGGGGACTATATGAAGTGCAGCCCGGAAATTGAACGCGTAATTTGGTCGCGCTGGTTCGCGTGGGTGGACATCGTAGGCCACGCCGACTACGAGTACGCAGTCATCAAAGACGGCCAGCGTGGAAAGGCCGTCGGCGGCAATGTTCGGCATCTCCGGTTCGCCGGATCCGCCGCAGAGGACGCCAAGTGCCGCGTCGGGTACGAACTCCCGGACCAGATGGACCTCTCCTACGAGGCGTTCGCCGCCGCGCTCGGCAAGCCCGACAGCACGCTCGAGGAGATCAAGTCGTTGTGGAGCGTACTGACCGGCGACGAGGCGAAGAAGGCGCTCGCCTGGCTCGGCGTCCAGCGCATCGAGGATGCGCCGCTGACAAAGGCCAGGCAGTTGCTCAACCGCCTGCGCGAGAAGGACGCGGCGGCGCAGAAACAGGAGGTGGCAGCATGATACACCCCAAGGGCACATTTCAGGCCGTAGTCGAAGATCATGGCATCGGCGAATCGAAGAATACCGGAACGCCACAGGTCATTGTCAAGTTCGCCACGAGCACCGAGGGCGGACAGGACGAGATTTGGGGCTACTTTGCCCTCACGGACAAGGCCGCGCAGTACACCGTCGAGAAGGTGCGCGCGATGGGGTTCACCGGGAACGACATCGAGCAACTTAATGACGGTCAGTGCTGTGTCGGGAACCCGTGCAGCGTCACCGTGGAGCACGAGGAGTACAACGGCAAGGTGCGCGCAAAGGTCGCATTCGTCAACCCTCCGGGAGACGGCGAGGCCCGCGAGATCAAACGCAGCAAGGCCGCTGGAGCTAAGGCGCGGATGTTCAACGCGCTTCTCCACAAGACCCCGTGCAGCGCGATGCCGAATGTCGAAACGCCAGCGCCGTCGCAACGGAAGCCGACGAATCAGAACCCGCCGATCCCGCCGGAAGGCGCGGACGACGTACCAGCCGACGACATCCCGTTCTGATCCGCTCACACGAACCCGCCCCAGGGGAACGCCGGGGCGGGATAGAGGTAACAATGCAAACCCTCAGCAGTAGCAGGCTATCGGACTTCCGCACCTGCCCCAGGCTCTACTACTACCGAAACATCCTCGGACGTCGGACCGTGAGTGTCGCGCCGACGCTGGCGTTCGGCACCCTCTGGCACACCGTCATTGAGATTCTCTGGAAGGGAGAGAACGTCGCGGAGTACCTGCTCGCACACGCGGCGGAGATTGACGTGCAGGACGCGGCGAAGATCAAGGCGCTGCTGATGCGCTACAGTCCGCCACGCGACCAGTTTAACGTACTGGCAACGGAACAGGAGTTCGAGGTCAAGATCGAGAACCCCGACGGTGGCCGCGCGTTCTACGGCTATCGGCTCACTGGAAAGATAGACCTCGTGCTGCGTTGCAAATTGACCCACAGAATATGGGTCTGCGATCACAAGACCACCTCGTCAGAGATCATCGGTTTCGGACAGTTTTGGCAGGTGCTCACGATTGACGGCCAGATGAACAACTACTGCATGGCGATCCCTGCGCTGTACGGCGAAGACGCAGCGGGGTTCATTTACGACGTCGTGCGCAAGCCTGGCATACGGCTATGCGGAACAGACGAGAAGCAGGCCACCGCGCTTGGCATCACGCCAGCCGAGGCGTACTCGTTACGGTGCGAAGTCGAAATCCAAAAGGTCCCGGAATGCACGTATCAGTGGCGAGAAACGCCCGCTGTCGAGTCTGACCTTCTCGACGCCAGGCGCGACCTCTGGCAACAGGTGGAGATGGTCCGGCAATGCGATAATGCAGGACGCTATCCGCGTAACTGCAACTCATGTTGCGGTCGGTACCGCACGTGCGAGTATCTGGACGTTTGCACGGGCCGCGCGAGCATCGAGGACGATTCGATTTTCAGAAACCGGCAGGAAGAGGTCGTGACGGAATAACCATTTTACTTGAAGGAAAGTAACATGGACCAAATGAAACGGTTCACCCAACCCGAGTTTGACGCTATTCCAAGAGATGAGCACGGAGTCAAGAACTGTCCTGCTGGGGACTACTCTGCAATCACGGTTTTCCCCGATCGGTGCAGCTTTGCCGAGGAGTGTAGCTTTGCCGAGGGGTGTAGCTTTGGTGAGTGGTGCAGCTTTGCCGAGCAGTGCAGCTTTGCCAAGCGGTGTAGCTTTGCCGAGCAGTGCAGCTTTGCCAAGCGGTGTAGCTTTGCCGAGCGGTGCAGCTTTGCCGAGCGGTGCAGCTTTGGTGAGTGGTGTAGCTTTGCCGAGCGGTGCAGCTTTGCCGAGCGGTGCAGCTTTGCCGAGGAGTGCAGCTTTGCCGAGCGGTGTAGCTTTGCCGAGCGGTGTAGCTTTGCCGAGGGGTGTAGCTTTGCCAAGTGGTGTAGCTTTGCCGAGGGGTGCAGCTTTGCCGAGGGGTGCAGCTTTGCCGAGCGGTGCAGCTTTGCCGAGCGGTGTAGCTTTGCCGAGGGGTGTAGCTTTGCCAAGTGGTGCAGCTTTACCGAGGGGTGCAGCTTTGCCGAGGGGTGCAGCTTTGCCGAGCGGTGCAGCTTTGCCAAGCGGTGCAGCTTTGCCGAGGAGTGCAGCTTTGCCGAGCGGTGTAGCTTTGCCGAGCGGTGTAGCTTTGCCAAGTGGTGTAGCTTTGCCGAGGGGTGTAGCTTTGCCGAGCGGTGCAGCTTTGCCAAGCAGTGCAGCTTTGCCGAGCGGTGCAGCTTTTCCAAGGGTTGTACAGCCGTCTCGCCGTTTTGGTCGTTTGTGGACGAACCTTCGTTCGTTACAAAAGGCCCGATCTATCCGTCTCAACAGACACGTGCTTATTGGTCCGAGAGACTGGGAATGCCTTTAGAAGGGTGTTACGCAGACATAGCGAGCACAGTAACGCCACAGCTTCCAAGGCTTTTGAGGCGGAAGGATTGGACCAAGTGTGAGCGTCGAATCCTGGAGTCCTGGTTGCCTGTAAAGAAGGAGATTCCCGATGTCCGTTGAATACCTGTGCAGCCTTTGCGGTCAGAAACTGGAGTTCTTCAGCCCCCCCTTCACCTACCAGTGCAGTAGGTGCAAAGTTGAATACGCGAAAATCAGTCATCTCGTAACGAATTGGGGCTTCGCTGCTCTTGCGAGACTGAACAATGGATCAGCGAAAAGCACTAGCTATCTGACCCGCGAGGACCTCGATGAGGTCCTAAAGGAGCGTGTGGAGCGTGTAATTCGACTGTACTACAGTCCTTTGGCCTCGGATCGCTTCCGAGAGGCACTCCAAGCTCTCGCCGAGCCAGCGCCAGCGAAGACCAACACAGAGCCTACCTCCGAGAACTGCACGAAGTATGACCAGGCACCCAAGTCCCCCGATATCGGGACCACCGAGGCCGCGATGGCGCAAGACTCCAACTTGGCCGGATCAGTGGAACCGCAGCCGACCTGCACGTGGCGACTCGACGAGCGGAGCACGGAGATAGAAGTTGGGGATAAGGTGCTCTGGTGTGGTGACTCCGGATACCGGTTGTTTGCACGCCGAGAAAACAGTCTGGTTATCGTCCCACATGAGGGGAACCAGCACTTGCACGTCGTGTGCGCCGAACACGTAGCCTTGGCCCTCAACGGCAAGCGTCCCGACCAGCCTGATGACGTCTTCGAGGTCCTCGAAACTGGCGAGCATGTAGTGGCTCGGAAAATTGATCCACCGATTCCGACGTGTAGTGAGAGTATCATAGAGGGCACAAGAGGTGAGGTTTGGCTACGCAGCAGCCTGCGCCGCGTCCTATGCGCGAAGGAGGCCAAGCCGTGAACTTCACGCGAGATCAAATTTCGCACGGCTAGGCTAATCCTGGCCAGCCGCCGGGAGTCTTGAAGGAGAACACGATGTCTGAACCACAGCAGTTTCAGTTCCTGCTCACCAACGCAGACCGCAAGACGATCAAGCAGGCGGCATTGAGGTCTGGAATCAGTATGGCAACATTCGTCAGACGGTCCGCACTGCACGCGGCACAGGTGTGCCGGAGCAAGAAGAGAACGGAGAAAGTGGATTGAAACTCTCTGATTCATACGTTACTGTACGCAAAGAGCACCTCTGTTGGGGTTGCCAGCGTCCCATCCTCCGGGACGCAATAGCACATCGCGTAGTAAGCGCCGACGTGGGGAAGGCAGCCTCCGCGTACTGGTGTCCGGTGTGTGACGAGGTGATGAAGAGCCTAGATTTCACGGAGGACGATACCTTTGCCATTGGTGAACTGAGGCAGAACGAGCCTTATGTGTGGGAGCGCATAAGATTTCAAGTTGAGGAGGCCAAGCCATGACCGCAAACTTCTGTCGTCCTTACATGGAGTACGAGTGTACCGTCAGCAGTCATGTCGGTGGGGGCGACTGCGATTTCTTTGTTTACACTCCTGGAGGGTATTGCCTCTGGTTGGGCCGTAGTTTGTCAAGCACGACATGGCAGTGTATGTGCAAGGCGGCCTGTGATGACGCGCTGGCGAAGCTGAAGGAGGCGAAACATGACAAACCAAGAGGCGCTTGAGAAGTACCGCGAGTTGGCCGAGGCGCACGGTGTGTGCAGAGCCGGCAACAGTATGCTCGACGCCTGGAACAGCCTGCGAGAAGACTTCGCACTTCATGCCGAATGTGAAGCCATCGAACTGGCCTACCGCCGCGACGCGGTGCGGCAGTGGCTGGCGGAGCGGCGGGTGTTAATCCGGTGGCTGTATGAGGACAGGAACCGGCAGTGGTGTGCCATGATGCCCGCGTGGAACAAGGCTCAGGCGTATGAGATACAAGAAATGGACGATCCAGCACGCGATGGTTTTCTCGAGAGTTATCTCTTGGATGGGCAATGGCTGAACTCTCATCCAGACATTTTCCCTGATTATGACACCGCACAGATCGCCGCCGTCGAGGCGGTGCTCAAGGAGGCCAAGACATGATGACTCTAGCTGAGTGTGAGGCGCTCATTCGTCGGCGTCAGATTGAGGACACGTGTCGAACCGAGCTTCGTCCCGCTACACCTATGGACAACCTGCTACTCGACTATCGAGATGCCTTGATGAGGATTGCCCGGCTTGAGAAACATCTCAGTGAAGCACGAAAAGAGGAATAAAGCCATGACCTTCGCCCTTGACCCGTCGTACACCGAACAAACCGAGGTCTGCTACACCTGCGCACGATGCCACGTCTGCGCTTGGCAGGACGGCGACCATGACTACTACTGTTCTCGTGGGAGAAAGCACCCAACGAACATATTTGATTTCCCAAAGTGGGGCGCTGGCAGGCGTGTCAGCCCCTGGGGCCACTGCAAGCACTGGACAAAGAATCCTGAGAGGGAGACATGAGCCAGACCCTGGATGCTGCTGCCAACATGATCACTGCACTACAGGCTGAACTCGCCGACTGGCGCAACTCCTGCACGCGAGTCATGTCCGAGTCATGCGGCGACGAGAAGCACTGCTCTTGCGTGCCATATCTTAGGATAGCCCTGGCGGAGCGCATGGACGAACTTCAAGGTGCTGCGATTGATGCTGAACTAGAGCGCATCAGCAGGATGGTTGCAGATAAGGTGTCTGAAACGTACCTGAGAGAGATCGAACGTCTGAAGAAGGAGCCGGTAAATGACGATCAAGCAGACGATCACAGCGTACCAACGTTTCAATGTGTTGTTCCGACCCACCACGGATGACGCGAGGATTGCCGAATTACGCGATGTTGCGCGCGAGCGCCTCGCCGTGCACAAGGTGCAGGTCGTGCAGTCCTGGGACGTGGAGCCGTCGTACTTCATGGTCACGAAGCACAGCGGATTCGCGGATCCACTATACCTCATGGAGGAGGGGTCCTGGGGCGAAATGTCCTCCCTGTACGACTCGCCGCGCATGTTCGCTTCCTTGGATGAGGCGAACCTCGCCGCGCTGGACGCAATCAAGAGGGAGGCGTGACGTGAAACCGAAACGCGACCGTCGCCCGTGGATGCGAACGCTCTGGTTTGTCGAGTTCAGGGCGAAGCGGGGCCGCGCTCAAGAGCCGGACTCGTGGGTGCTCTACGACTTCTTCGGCTACAAGAGCCGCCCAGACGCCATGAAGGTTAGCAAGAAGTTCTCCAACAGGAACTGGGTATACCGCGCCGTGCCATACGACCGAAGGTCGGTGAATGTCGCCGACATTGCCAACGCGGGCATCAAGGCTGGCGACCGCCTATTGAGGAAGCTGGAGAAAGGATGCGCAAGGTAAAACTGGTTATTCAGCGTGACTGCGTGTGCGTAGAGTGGGAACGCCGTGCGTACATTTACCGCTTCGGGGTTTGGCTTTCGTGGTGGTATGGGCGCGGGCTTTGGTATTTTGACCCGCATAAACTCAAGCAGTATCGTGTATGGCGCTTTCAGTTGGGGTGGAGGGCGAAGCAATGAAAAGCATCATCTTTCCTGACGAGTCCGTCTCAGCGATCGCGGCGGGGCGCAAGACGCAGACTATGCAGGTCATCGTGCCACAGCCGGTACAGCACGGAGCGCTCGGCTGGTGGTGGCACGGCCTGTTGGTAGACGCCCCGTGGCCTGCCCTCGCCCCATTCCGCGTCGGCGAGACGGCCTACGTCAAGGAGGTTTGGGGCGTCAACCGGAATTTCGAGCACTACGATCTGGACCAGATCGGGCGCGGCCACATCGGCTACCGGGCCGATACCGACTTTATCCTGGACGGATGCCCGCAGTCGCTGATAGATCGCTGGCACTCGCCAATGTTCTTGCGAGAACGTCATGCGCGCCTGCACGTCACGTTCACCGCCGTGGATGCGATCCGGGTTCAGGATATGACCGAAATGGACGCTCTCCGAGAGGGAGTGGACATTGACTTGTGCCGCACGATCTTCCGCAATGCGGCGGGACGGACACCTGAACCGTCCGACGAACACTGTTTTGAGAAACCGAACGGCGATATTGTCTACATCGGCAGGCACGAGGCGGATCAGGTTTGTGATGACTGCGCCGCAAAGATCGCCAAGAAGCACCCCGGCTGGTATCACAGTTGCGCCAGTGGGAACGAGTCGGACGGCCCCGCCGCGTGCCACCTCTGCGGCCACGCCTTGGCGGTGTCTCTGACAAAGACGGGAATTGACTACGAATTGCGCCTTGATCCGCCGAATCAAGACTGTCGCGAGGACTGGCCGGTATCAGGGCACGAGGCCCGCATCCTCGAAGCGCTTGCGTTGGGCAGCGGCGATCTTCGTGGAGAACAACACGGGCGACTGTTCCAGATCGGCTACGCGACGCAGTGGGACTCCCTGAACGCGCGGCGCGACTACCCGTGGGCATCGAACCCCTGGGCGTGGAGATATCGGTTTGAGGTGACGAGGCCATGACGACAACTTCGAGCTTTACCGTGAACGTGGGGCTTTACACCGAGTCGGAAGGTCATTCCTACACGGTGCACCTCGTTCCTCAGCGCGGCATCGTCATTACCGGGGCGATACCGATTGACGATCTGGTGGCGTTGACACGGCTCTGGACAAAGGATGGCTGGACAATTACTGACTGTCTGCTGGCAAAGCAGATGAACGCCTGCCTGGTCGTCACGAACACGGCCGCCGGCGACCGCTGGCGCGCAGAACTGGGAATCGGAGTGGAGGCAAAGAAGAAATGACATGGGTGTACTTACCCACCTGTCCCTATTCACCGGGTACGGCGGAATTGACCTCGGACTTGGACTTGTCATGCCGGCACGAACCGTCTGCTACTGCGAGATCGAGCCGTACTGCCAAGAGATCATCAATGCGCGCATCGCAGACGGATGCCTTGACGACGCCCCGATCTGGGACGACATCCGAACCCTCGACGGACGCCCCTGGCGCGGACTCGTGGATATCGTCAGTGGAGGCTTTCCGTGTCAGGACATCTCCTGCGCCGGACGCGGGGCCGGAATCAAAGAGGGAACCCGCTCCGGTCTGTGGTACGAAATGCTTCGCATCGTTCGAGAGGTCCGGCCCGCAATGGTACTGGCGGAAAACGTCAGCGCTCTTCTCAGGCGAGGAATGGGCGAAGTTCTCGGGGGCTTGGCCGAGGCGCGGTATGACTGTCACTGGACGAGCGTTCGCGCTTCCGACGTTGGCGCGCCGCACCGGCGGGAGCGAGTCTTCTTGCTGGCGCACGATCCAGAACAGGAAAACCTCTGGCGGCGAATACTCCGACCCAGCGAAGGCTCTGGCGCGAATCAAGAGCGGGCATCAGGTCAACTTGCAGGACCAGGTGAAGGCGCAATGGGGAACCCCGCGCGCGACGGAGTACAAGGGCTGCGGCCCGAAGGGGAGCAAGTCACAGATTCACAGGCTCAACAGGAGCTACCTGGACGCCCAAGTCGCGCAGTGCTGGCCGACGCCGCGAGCAAAAGAGCGGTCACAGACGAACAGCCGCGACAATCACGTCGCGCTGAGCAAGATCGTCTCTGGCCCGCCGGATACGGCGCGGGACAACACGACTGGGAGCCGCCAAGGGTTGTGGCGCACGCCATCGGCAGGCGATGGCAAGCGCGGGGTGCATCACAACCCCAACAAGAGGGCCGGACAGCACAGCCTCACGACACAGGCGACCGGCCAACTCAACCCCGACTGGGTCGAAACGCTGATGGGCCTGCCGTTAGGACACACCGACTCAAGGCGCTCGGTAACGGCGTCGTCCCTCAGCAATTGGCGAAAGCTCTCCTTGAACTGTTTGGAGACATGACGTGAATAAGTACTCCGTGATCCTGGCCGAGGACCTCATTAAACTCCGAGAGTCGAGAAAGGAGGGTGCATGATCGAACGCCTCATGTGGATCGTGAGCGGGGCGTCTATCGTCGGAACGGTCGCCAACGTCCACCAGAAGCGCTGGTGCTTTGCGCTGTGGGCGTTCACTAACGCGGCGTGGACTGTCTACGACGTGTACAAGGTCGCCTACCCGCAGGCGGCGCTGCAACTTGTTTATTTCGGCCTGGCGATTTGGGGATTGAGAAAGTGGAGGGCCGGGAAATGACACTCAAGGAAACTTTCGCGAGATATGAAGAGCGTGGGCTTAGCCTGAACGGGATTTACTCCGCGCCGTTCTGCGTTTTCCAGTGTAAGGCCCGTGACGCCCTCGCCGCGCACAAGATGCAGGTCGTGCAGTCGTGGCTTGTGGAGCCAAGCTGCTTCGAGGTGACGAAGCACAGTGGGGGCCTTGACCCGTACTATCTAATGACCGATGGCACATTCAATGATGCGGATGTGCGCTATTATGCTGCCAAGTTTCCGACGCTCGACGCGGCGAACCTCGCGGCGCTGGACGCGATACAGAGGATGGGGAAGCGTTGAGCGCCGAGATCATCCAGGGCGACTGCCTCGAAGTGCTGAAGACGCTGCCCGACAAGTTGGCTGCGCTGGTTGTGACCAGCCCGCCATACAATCTCAAGAAGAAGTGGTGGAACTGCGGGGCTAACGGCTGTCTGAAGGACGTTGCAAAGAAGTTCACTACACGGTGGTATCCAGACGAGGTGCCAGAAAACGAATACCAAGATCAGCAACGCCGCATGATACGAGAGTGCCTACGCATTGCCCCCTGCGTGGCCTATAACCACAAGGTGCGATACGCGCACAAGCGCTGTGGCCGCGCCTTCCACCCAATGGAGTGGCTGTCCGAGTTTCCATTGTGGGTTGAAATCATCTGGGATCGCGGAGGTGGGATCACCTTCAACTCTCGCCGCCCCATCGTCGCAGATGAACGGGTGTTCGTCTTGGGGCGCCCCCGGGCATGGCACAAGCGCGGATTGACAACCGTGTGGCGCATACCCCCAGACTCCGGAAGAGACGCGCATCCGTGCGCGTTCCCCCGGGAACTTGTAGCGCGTCTGATTCTGTCGTTCACAGACGAGGGCGACACGATTGTTGACCCTTATGCAGGATCAGGCACGACAGGAGCGGTTGCAACAGCGCACGAACGTAACTTCCTCGGCATCGAGCTTGACCCCGCGTACTGCGAGATCGCCCGCCGCCGCATCGCCGCCGTCAACCCGCTGTTCAGCCACAAGGAGCACATATGAATGCGCGCCGCGCAAAGAAGGCGATGCAAAAGCATCTGAGTGGAGGCCACCTCTCGCCACGTGAACGGTGTGTCGTGACACAGCGGCTTCGGGTCATCACGGATTACTTCTATCATCAGTGGTGGAATCGCCAGTTGTTCTTTTCGCGCCGGCTGGTGGAGTCGGCGATTGAGCCGCCCGATCTGTTTGATGTCCCTGATGAGCCGCCTCGGTATTTGGGCATGATGGAATACCGGTGCGTCGCATCCGGGCCGGTGGGTTACATCCTATCCACGAGCATATAGGCAAGGAGGAGTAGCGTGAGTAAGAACGCCGCAACGGCGCTGGTCGCAGAAATCAAGCGTCACAACGACCTTGCGCGCCGGTTCGAGAAGGCCGAGCGACGCATCGCGATGGCCCGCGAGTACGTTAAAAAGGCGTTGGACCTACTTGAAGGGAGGGTGAAGCCGTGAAGCCGATCCTTTGGGTTGTTGAGATAGCCGTGATGGATGGCGGGAGACATCTGTGGATCCCGTATTCGCTGGAAACTGGAATTGCCAATACGGAGGAACGCGCCGACGAAATGATCGCCGTACTCATGGCAGACGGCGAGCCGTTTCGCTTCAGGCTCGCGCGATATGAAAGGGTGGAAGCGTGAAGCCGCTACCGCGTGACATCCGACATCCCCATCAGTTCTCATTGTCCGATGAGGATACCGGTATGACACCGCAGGATGTGCCAGCACTGAATGTACTTTTCTGGGACCTGCCGTATCCGCCAAGCGTCAACCACTACTACCGCATGTTTCGCGGTCGCATGGTTATCAGCGCAGAGGGCCGAGCGTACAGGTCTGCTGTGCAGGCCGTCATCCTGTCCGGCAAGCGGATAAAGCCGCTGGAAGGCAATGTCATAATGGGCGTACTGATCTACCCGCCCGATACACGCCGCCGCGACCTGGACAACGTAATCAAGGCGTTGTGGGATGCGCTTCAGCACGCCGGAGTTTACCGGGACGACTCACAGATTTCGCGCTATACCGTGGAGCGCAGAAACATCGTGACGGGCGGAGCGGTGCGCGTCGCGATAGCCTGAGTAAGGAGGTCGGCATGGGCTTTGGCAAGGTCTTCTCGCAGATATTCGATTCCTCCATCGCAGAGGACTTTCAGGTGCGTCACGTGTTCATGGACTTGCTGACGCTCGCAGACGGCAAGGGAGTAGTGGATATGACTCCAGAGGCTATATCAAGGCGTACCAACGTCCCCATTGAGCTTGTCCAGCGCTCACTTGTTCAACTCTGTGCACCGGACCACCGCTCTAGAAGCCCTGCCGAGGATGGACGGCGCATCGTTCTGCTTGACGAACACCGCGCATGGGGCTGGAGGATCGTGAACTTCGAGCAATACCGCAACATGCGCGACGATGACGCAAGGCGCGAGTACTTCAAGACTTACAGACGACAAAAGCGCGCGGAGGCGCAGGGCTGTTCAACTTCTGTTCAACGTGTTCACATTTGTTCAACGTTGTCAACCCAAGCAGAAGCAGAAGCAGAAGCAGAAGCAGAAGCAGAAGCAAACAACGTCTCTTGCTCGGAGCCGGAAAAGGACCCGGCTCACGAGCCGCCCTCTGTGCCTGACGAACTGGCGTCTTTGGAACTCTACAGGGCAGACAAACGGCTTTGCAGGCGATGGAACGAACTGTTTCCTGTTTGGAAGCAGTCCAATCCAGGCGTGGACGTGATTGCGGAAATCACAAAGGCTCACGCATGGGAGATCGCCAACCCGAAGCGAAAGAAGCGCGACAGGCCGCGATTCCTTGGGGCGTGGCTTTCGAGGGCGCAGGACCGCGCCCGTGCCGGACCCGGCGCGCCAGAGCAGCCTGACTGGGTGAAGAGGGAACTTGCCGAGATATTCAAGGAGCCGGGGAAATGAGCGATGCCGAATTTGCAGAGTTGTGGACGCTGGCAGTGGAGTACTGGCCGCGAATTACGACGATGCAGCGCCAGCAAGTCACGCTGGCAAGGCGGTTCCGGCATATTGACCTGCGTTTTGCAAAAATGGCCTGTGACGACGCGGGAATATCCGGTAGAGCAACGCCGCCGTGGGAGGATATTCTGCGCCGTGCGCGCGAAATGCAGAACGACGACAAGCGCGACTCGGTGAAGCAGCCCGACGGCGAGTTTGACGAGTACGCAATGCTCCCGCCGCGCCTCCGTGAACTCGCAGAACTCAAGCGGCACAATCCTGGGCGGCGCGTCCGCATGTCCTGCCTGCAATCAGGCGAGACGTTCGGCGTGGAATGCACGCGCCACAGAACCGACGGATACGCGGCACAGGTGCAGATTCGGAGTATTGAGACCTTCAAGCCACGGCTTTTGTCCTACGATGAGGCGCTGGACGCCTACAGCGCTCCGGTCGTGCTCTCGACAGGTAAACGGGCACCGGAACCGCCCGGACGCAAGGAAGGGCCGCTTCCGCCCCAAACAGAGGCCATTGCGAAGGAGGACGACAACTGAGCAAGACGCCAACCACCCGAACGACCTGCTCCGAGACCAAAGCCAAGGCGAAGGCGTACCAGAAGCACCGGGAGTCCGCGCGCAAGCGGCAGGCGACGCAGTCCCTTGAGGGGCGCGACATCGGGGCACTGCCGCCGGTGGTACACCCTGGGCGCAGGGACCCGAGCCGCCTCGACTTCAGGCTGTTCTGCGAAACCTACTTCCCGGAGACGTTCTACGACCCGTGGAGCGACGACCAACTCCGCGTCATTGCCAAGATCGAGCGGGCGATACTCCACGGGGGCCTGTTCGCCTTCGCTATGAGCCGTGGCGACGGCAAAACGACGCTCTGCGAGGCCGCGTGCATGTGGGCGCTGCTTTACGGGCACAGGGCGTTTATCGTGCTGATCGGGGCCGACGAGAAGAAGCACGTGCCCGAAATGCGCGACTCCATCGCGATGGAGTTGGAGACGAACGACCTGCTTCTGGAAGACTTCCCCGAAGTCTGCTACCCGATCCGGTGTCTTGACCGGATCACACAGCGCGGGAAGGGGCAGATGTACCAGGGGAAGCACACGTACATCGAGTTCGGGGAGCGGGAAATCATCCTGCCTACGATACCCGGCAGCCCGGCGTCCGGGGGTCTGATCCGCATCACCGGGATCACGGGGCGTATCCGTGGCATGAAGTACAAGCGGCGCGACGGGAGGGCCGTCCGCCCCGACCTCGTGGTCCTGGACGATCCGCAGACGGACGAATCGGCCCGGAGCCTGACGCAGAACGTCGCGCGGGTGCGGGTGTTGACGCGGGCGATTCTCGGCCTGGCCGGACCCGGCAAGACCATTGCCGGATTCATGCCCTGCACCGTGATTGCGCGGGACGACATGGCCGACGAGATGTTGAACCGCGAGAAGCACCCGGACTGGCAGGGCGAGCGGTTCAAGATGCTCTACGAGCCGCCCGTCAACGAAAAGCTCTGGGCGGATTACGATATCGTTCGTCGTGAAGAACTCAAGGCCGACCGGACCTTGGACGAGGCGACGAAGTTCTACAAGGCGCGGATGCAGACCTGCGGCTTGCCGTTGAACCACGTTCGGCCATGCGCGCAGTGCAAGCGTTTTGCAGAGTGCATGGACGCGGGCGCGCGGATCAGTTGGCCGGCGCGATTCAACCCCGACGAGGTTTCCGCCGTACAACACGCGATGGATCACAAGCTCAAGGACCCCTATGGGTTTGCGGCGGAGTATCAGAACGAGCCGCAGGACGAGACCGGCTTGCAGGCGATGCTGACGGCGGATCAGATCGCGGCGAAACTCAACGGGATGCCGCGCCGCACGGTCCCGTCAGACGCGGCGCACCTCACGGCCTATATTGACGTGATGGACAAGGCCCTGTACTACGTCGTCTGCGCATGGGGCGACGAGTTCACGGGCTACGTCGTGGACTACGGGACGTTCCCGGAGCAGTACGAGGGGTATTTCGCGTCGGCGGACATCCGGCGCACACTGGGGCGGGCATTCCCGGGCGCGGGGCTGGAGGGGCGCATCTACGCGGGCCTGGAGGCCCTGAGCAACAAGCTGCTTGGCGCACAGTGGCCGCGCGACGGGGGCGGCGTCATTCGGATGGACCGGTGTATGGTGGACGCGAACTGGGGGCAATCCACCGCCGTGGTTTACCAGTTCTGCCGCCAGTCCAGGTACGCGGCACTGATTCGCGCCAGCCACGGGAAGGGACTCAAGGCGGGCGACAGGCCGTTTGCGGAGTGGAAGAAGGGGCCGGAGGTCGTGGCCGACGGCTACAACTGGCGGTGGACGAAGGGCGACAAGAAGCGGCCCATACCGCACATGCTCTACGACACGAATATCTGGAAATCCTTCGTCCACGAGCGGCTTGTCGTGGCGATGGGCGACCGAGGGTGCTTGTCCATCTTCGGCGCGCAGGCATCGGAGCATCGGCTGTTTGCAGATCATCTCGTCGCGGAAAGCCCCGTGCGGACCCAGGGCCGTGGCCGCGAACTGGACGAATGGACGTGGAAGCCGCACCACCCGGACAATCACTGGCTGGACTGCCTTGTCGGCGCGGCGGTGGCCGGGAGCACTGTCGGGGTGAAGATGATCGGGCACGACACGCGCGACCCGCGCCGGCAGAAGGTGAGCTTTGCGGAACAGCAGCGTCGGGCGAGGATCAAGCGATGAGTGAGCCGGTGCGGTGTCCGCGCTGCGGCTGCGGGATGAGCGACGTGGTAGACCGTCGCGAGCGGCCCGGCGGATCGGTGCGCGTGCGGCGGGTGTGCAGGCATTGCGGACGGGTGTTTTACACGCGGGAGTAGACACGGTGAAATGGCATTGTCCAGTCTGCGATAAGGCGTTGCCGGTGCGCGAAGTTGAAAAACGCGCGACGGTGCAGTGTCGCAAGGGGTGCGGACGATGGTTTGATGTCTATGCCGATGGCAGGGTTGAACTCAACGAAAAGCTGAAGGATTACAGGGCAAAGTAGCCCATACACATACGGTCCATTCGGTCCACAGCGCGACCACAGCGGACCATGCTCGGAGGAAACCGACATGGCCCGCTGTTTCGTTTCAGGACGTACCCGCCCATTTGATTACCAGCCGCACAGCCCTGCCGATGTAGTCTCTCTGCACGATGCGATACGGTCGCTCGATGGCCGAGACCGCCGCATTGCCGAGCTTCTGATGCAGGGCTGTACGCAGAGGGAAATAGGCCCGGAAATCGGCTTGACGCACCGCGCCGTCTGCTACCGAATTACCAAAATCCGAGAATTCTTTACCCAAAACAGTCAAAAAACTGCCCTATAGGGATAGGAGAGTGCGATGTCGGAATCACCACGTGACGTGGCAGCAAGGTTGTATCCCGACCTGTGCAGCATCGCCGCCAAGATGGCCGACGACGCACAGCTTCCAAGCGCGTCTGACGACATTGCGCAGGAAATGGCGCTTGCCGTGCTGGAATCGCCGGACGGCCACCCGGACCGCTGGCATGTGAAGGCGGCGCGGCGCAGGGCGGTGCGGTGGATACAGGCGGAGCGCCGCCGTCAAGCGAGGGAGCGGACGTTTACGGATCGCGGGATGTCGCCGTTTGGAGATCACGAGGCATGAAGGGACTTGCGATGCCGGAGCTTGCGGGAGTGCGCCGCATACAAGCCACCGCCACGGCACCGCTGATGCAGGCCCGCGCGGCCCGACGCCATGAGGGCGGGATAGGGCCGCGCGGGTTGAAGGGGGCGGAATGATCGAGCCGAACCAACCCGCGCGTTGCGATTGCGGGCATTTCAAGGGCGTCTTCTTCCCGTCACCGAAGGCCACACCAGACCAGATCGAGGCGCAGCGCCGCCGCGAAAACCACACGTGTACCGAACTCTGCGAGCGGTGCCGCGCGACCGCTACGGCCAACAGGGGGACCGCGTGATGCCGACGATCCTCGATACAAGGCCGTGCGGGTGCTGCAAGCGCGGCGTCAACGTGTACGTCCAGCCGGACGATGCGGTGGGTCCGAGCCTGCCGTGCATCGAGTTGCACTACGCGGACGGGAAAGTCCCGGACAAGGCAACGCTGGATGCCTACCTCGCGGCGCGGCGCGCAGAGGAAGCCGTTGCGGCGAAGAAGGCCGAGATTGACGCGGCGCTGAATGCCGAACTCGAAAAACGGAAGGCGACGGTGGACTACTCGAAAGACAGCACCGCCGCGCTCACGACGGTCTTCCCGACGGCTGAACTCGGAGTGAAGGTCTGATGGCTGCCTACACCTCCAAAGCATCCGGCGACTTCAACGCCGATGGCCAAACGACCTGGAACGAGGCCGGGCATCCCGACGGCGCGGACGACACCGCCGCAATCGCCACGGGCCACGCGATCACGGCTGCGGCTGCGGTGGTCTGCGGCGCGATCACGATTGCTGGGACCGGCTCGCTCGTCGCCCAGGGCGCGGCGAACACGATCACCTCAGCGACGAACAACGGGACCGGCGCGCTCACGCTCGGCGCGACGACGTTCTCTGGCGTGCTGAACAACGCCAGCACGGGAACACTGACGATCAATGGAAACCTGACTGGCGTGACGACGTATACTTGTGGAAATTGCGACCAGAACGGAAATGTAGTGTGCGGGCTGTTGAGCGGGTTGGCCGCATCTCAAACGTTCAATCAGAATGGCAGTATCACTGGGATGACGTCCTGGGCTCCTCAGAACAACGCGACGGCAACATGGAACGTTGCGCCCGGTGTCGTCTTTTCCTTCAATTCCGGCAGCACAATGCAGATCGCATTCGGCGGGATAGTCAATATGCTGGGCACATCAGGATCGCGTATCACGCTATCGAACAATGGGGGAGGCAATCTTAGTCTCTATGCTACCGGGACATCTCTTCGCAATATGATTTTCCGGTGGGTAGATGTGTATGGAACGTGGACTGACGAAGGCATCGCGTCACCGTACTACGCTCTATTCGAGGACTGTCTGATTCAACATGTCTCCACCTCTGGGATTGTTGCAAATACGAGAACTGGAGTCACTTTCCGACGTTGCCGTTTTTGTCGTGGCGCTACGGGGATAGAGAACCGATATAGTGGCCCCACGTTCTGCGAGGACTGTGTTATCGGCTACGACAGAAGTGGCGCCTCATTTCCGCCAACAACAAACGGAATCAGTAATCGCGTGGTTGCACTGATGTTTCGTAACATGGTCATCAATGCACCTTCCCCGTTCGCGTTTTCTGATGGGCGTACCGAAGATCGCACCACGGTCATCGAAAACTACGGTCATATATCGAATGGCATGTTGCCTGGAACTGGGTCCGCACTGGACCTCGCCGTGATTCCGCCTGGTGTATGGTATACAGCATCTGGACTAGGCATCCTACAGAGGTCTACTGCCTCACCCTACGGAGCCGAAACGCATCACGGTAGACAAACTCCGACGGCGCTTGTCGCGAGCACGTCTGCATTGTCAATGAGCTTTTACGTCCCTGTCACGACCTCCGATGTCGTCGCCGTCGCCGGCAAGGTCCGCCGAACGACGCTGACCGCCACGGACTGCGCGACCGTCCGCACCGACCCCGAACAGGCGTTCTCCACCACCGCCTCGACGACGCCGACGCTCACGGACGCGGGCACGTGGTACGACTACTCCGTCAACTCCGGCGCTGTGACCGGAACCGGCAACATGCGGATCGTGCTCGAATGCACATCGTACACCGCATCCGGGTACTTGGACTGGAGCGGCATCACAATCACCGTCACGCACGCCGACGCCTCAACGACGATCTACCGCGTCTCCCACCAGTACGGCGCAAACGGGATGCCCATTATTGACCCGCCGGATTATCCGGCAGTCGCTGAGGTCGAGAGCGGCGTCACGTTTGACTACTCGAAAACTGGAACCCTTGCCGCTGGCGGCGGCGCGGCCCCCGGCCCCTTTGACGCGGTTTGGAGGTAGCTGGAAATGCTTGTACAGCTTGACACCGAAAACGCAGACCGCGATTTGACCTCTCAGGTCACGGTGCTGACGCACACGCCGGACGCCAGCAATCCACGATGGTGCGTCGGCTACATCGCGTTCGGCGATGGCGCGAAGAATCTCGACGGAACTGGCGGAGACTTCGAGTTGACCGTCACCGTCGGCGGGCAGACCATCGAGCCGGACCCGCAGGTGATCGCGTTCTCGACGGCCACCCGATGCGCGGTCTGGACGACGCCGTTTCCGGTCCCCACGAATGCGGCCGTCATCCTCAATGTCAAGTCACCGAACGCGGGCGACTCCGATGTTGACGTGACGGCGTATCTGTACGATGCCTTGCCGCAGAACGTGTCGAGCGGCATTGTGGAGAGCAATCTGAAGCAGGTCCTCGGCACGGCCCCGACCGAAGGCGCGGCGGGACGGCTCGCGGCGGCGATGTCGAAACAATGGGATGTCGCAACGCCGGTGTTCACGGCGGCGTGCGTCAACCAAACGATTGACAACCCAACCGCCGCAGCTATCGGAACTGACGCGGCGGGCAAGGTGCTCGTCACGCCAGCGCAGAAGCTCGTCACGGATGCCAACGGCTACGTCACCTATGCGAACGCGGCACCACCGACCGCCGACGCCATCGGCACGGACGCCGCAAGCAAGGTCTTGGCAACTCCTGCTCAGAAGCTCGTCACAGATGCCAACGGCTACGTGACCTATGCGAATACTCCCGGCGACACTGCCGGCGTCACGACGCTGCTATTGCGCGTCCCGCAGGTCATGGAGTTTACCGCAGACGGCGGGCATCAGTACGTCAAGGTTGACGTGGTGGATTGGAAGGGCAGCGCCGCGCAGGCGACTATCGGCACAAGCACGCTCGTGGCGACGGACATTGTATCCGGCGGGGCTATCACGACCGGCTCCGGGAAAGTGACGGGGGTTGGCACGGTGGACACGGTTACGGCCGTCACCGGACTTACTCCGGGCAATCTCGACGCCACCGTATCGAGCCGGAGCACGCTCGCCGCTGGCGCCGCGATGACGCTCACCGGGGACTACGACGCGGCCAAGACCGCCGCGCAGGCCGGCGACGAAATGGACCTCGTTGACGCACCCAACTCCACCGCCGTCACGGCGATCCAAGCGGGCTTGAGCACCCTCACGGCGGGCGGAGTGTGGAGCAACGCGGATCGCACCCTCACCGCCTTCGGCTTCACGCCCACGCCGAGCAACGCCGCAGACACGACCGCAATCAAGGGCGTCACCGACAAACTCCTCACCGCGATTGTCCTCGACGGCGCGGTCTATCAGTTCACCGCCAACGCGCTGGAACTGGCCCCAAGCGCCGGCACGGCGCTCACCGCGCAGCAGACCCGCGACGCCATGAAGCTCGCCCCCAGCGCGGGCGCTGCGGCGACCGGGAGCATAGATGCGGTGCTGGCAACGCTCGTTCCGGGCACGCCGGTCAACCTGCAAATAGCGGACACCACCATCACGATAACGGATGCCTGAGCCATGAGCACGATCAGCAAGACCTTTCGCGTCGGCGGCGTCCTGACGGACATGACCTCCGTGAAGCTCTCGGATGTGACCGCCGCATTCGGAGTGAAGCGCAACGATACTGACGCCGTAGTCGTCGCAGACAACACGGCCCTGACCCACGTATCCACCGGGGTCTATTCCTACGGCTTCACGGACCCGGCGTATGACCTGAGTTACACCGTCGCGCTGGAAGTGGTCTACAGCCAAGAGACCCATCACCTGCAATGGATTCTCGCCGGTCCGGCGACGCCGGGGAGCGGAACGTCGGGCGCCGCGCCGACGTGGGACACCACCACGCTTTCCGAGAACGCCGCCGCCCCGGCGGTGATGGAGGAGGACGGGGTGCGCATGGAGCAGCACAGCCTGCGAGATCAGATCGAGATGGACCGGTACTCCAAGAGCGCGACGGCGGCGGGTCGAAGTTCCACGGGGCTGAGGTTCTTCCAAATTGTGCCGCCCGGCGGCGGGGGGATGGACTGATGGGCATGGCAATGACTCCAACATCCGCGCGTCCGGTGATCCTGGGGCCGAATGGACAACCCTACGGGGCGATGGAAGCGCAGGCGTATCAGGACGGGGCGCGACGGGCGTATCATCGCGCATTGCGGGCTGGATACGACGCGGCGCAGACCACAGCGGAAAATCGCAGACATTGGACGGCGGCGTCCGCCGCAAGCGCCAACGCCGAACTGACTCCCGGCGTCCGGCGCACCCTGCGCAATCGCGCGCGGTACGAAACCGCCAACAGCGCCTATCTCAAGGGCATCATCCGCACACTGGCCAACTACTGCGTCGGCATCGGACCGAAGCTGCAATTCCGCAGCGCCGACAAGGAAGTCAACCGGATCGTGGAGTACGAATTCAACCGATGGGCGCGGCGTGTGCGGCTGGCGGCGAAGCTCCGCACGATGCGCATGGCGAAAGCCGTTGACGGCGAGGTCTTCGCCATGTTCACCAACAATCCGCGCATGGGCCTGCCGGTGCAACTGGACCTCGCGCTGATTGAAGCGGACCGCGTCACGGAGCCGGGGCCGACCCTGACGCCGCGCGCGAACGACGACGGCATTCTCTACGATTCGGCGGGCTACCCCACGGCCTACAAAGTGCTGAAGTACCATCCCGGCGACATGTACTCGGAGCCGATGAGTTACGACCTCATCCCCGCCGACATGATGATGCACTTGTACAGCGCGGAGCGCCCGGAGCAGCGGCGCGGTGTCTCTGAAATCGCCGCGTCCCTTGAATCCTTCCCGCATCTCAGGCGGTACAGCGCGGCGGTGATCCTCGCCGCTGAGTGGGCTGCGAGTATGCATGGCTGGTTGTACTCGGAGCAGCCCCCGAACTCCGAGACGGCGGCAGAGGGCCAGCCGTGGGAAGAAATCGAGATGACCCGCAACATGCTGACGGTAGCGCCGGCGGGTTACAAGGCCATGCAGATGAAGGCCGAGCAGCCGGTGGCGACGCACAACGACTTCATGGAGGGCAAGCTGAACGAGTGCGCGCGGCCGATTAACATGCCGTTAAACATCGCGCAGTGCAACTCCTCGAAGTACAACTACGCATCGGGGCGGCTGGACCATCAGACCTTCTTCCTCGCCGTGTCGGTTGACCGCGCGGACCTCGAGGAAATCTGTTGCGACCGAATCTTCGAGATGTGGATTCAGGAAGCGCAGATGGTCCCGAACTACCTGCCTGCGCTTGGCCGCTATACGCACGACATCATGTGGCCGGGACACCCGCAGGCGGACCCGGAGAAAGAGGCGCGGGCGTTCGACGTGCGCCGCCGCGCCGGAGCCGACACGCTACGCCACTGGTACGCGGAACAGGGGCGCGACGCCGACGAGGAGCTTGAGGTGTGGGCCGACGAGATCAAGAAATATCCGCCCTACGAAAAGGCGGAGCCGGTGCAGCAAGCCGAGCAGGACGAAGCGAAGAAAGAGGCATGACATGAAGCGGAACACGACGGACATCATTGCGATGCAGGGGACGGTAGAACTGCTCGCCGCCGAGGGCGAGAAGAAGCTCCCCACGTTCACGATCAACGCCTACAACGGCGGGCCGCTGAACCTGGCGGGCTGGTACTCGCCGGTGATCGTGGACCTCAAGGGCATGGAGATCCCGAAGACGCTTGCGATTCTTCGGGACCACGACACGCGCCGGGTGGTCGGGCACGCCGACCACGCCAAGAAGACGAACACACTGCAACTGAGCGGCGTGGTCAGCGGCACGGGCCGCGACGCGCGCGAAGTCACCGCGTCGAGCCTCGCCGGGTTCCCCTGGCAGGCCAGCATCGGAGCGCGCGTGACCAAGGCACCGGAGTTCATTTCGGAGGGCCAGACCGTCGAGGTCAACGGGATGCGCTTCCGGGGGCCGGTTCAGGTGGCGCGCAAGACGCGACTCTACGAGACGAGTTTCTGCGTCGTCGGGGCGGACTCCAACACGTCCGCTACTGTCGCCGCGAGGGCAAGGGGTTTTGGAAAGGATGGGAACATGGACAAGTTCCAAGAGTGGCTGAAGGCGAGAGGGCTGGAGGCGGACGGGGCCGACGAGGTGACGCTGAAGGCATGGCAGGTCATCTACGATGCCGATGTGAAGGCTTCGGAGAAGGCCGCGAAGCAGGAGACGGCGAAGACCGTCGAGGCCAAGGCGGACGCACAGCAGGACATTACGGCTGAGATTCGCGCCGACGCGGCCAAGGAGAGCAAGCGGATTGCGGCCATCCGCAAGCAGTGCACCGGCCATCCCGACCTCGAGGCGAAGGCCATCGAAGAGGGCTGGAGCGACGAGAAGGCGCAGCTCGAGGTGTTGCGGGCGTTGCGGGCCAGTCGCCCGAAGGCCTCGGCGTTCATTGGCCGGGCGTCTGCCGGTGCGCCTGAACTCGTGCTCGAAGCGGCCATCCGTCTCGGCAGCAAGGAGCCGCAGAGCCGCGTCGAGGCCGACAAGACGTACACGCCGAACATCCTGGACGCGGCAAGCAAGATGCGGTCGCTGACGATTCGCGGCCTCATCGAGCAGTGTTGCCGGATCGAGGGCCGGGACACGCCGAGCCTGTCCGATTCGCCGGAGTCCTGGATTCGCGCCGGGTTCAGCACCACGGGTCTGAGCGGCATCCTGGGCGACAGCGCCCGCAAGAGCCTGTCCGCCGCGTATTCTTCCGTCGCCAACGTGGCTGGCGAGATCGCGTGCAAGCTCAGTGTCAAGGACTTTCTGACCTACACGGGCTACCGGATGACCGGAAGCAAGGTGTTGCCAAAGGTGGGGCCGGGCGGCGAACTCAAGCACTCCACCGTGGGAGAGGAATCCTTCACGTACTACGTGGAGACCTACGGTGAGCTTCTGGGCTTCACCCGGCAAATGCTCATCAATGACGACATGGGCGCGTTCACGTCCATTCCGGTGATGGAAGGTGAGAAGGCCGCGTACACGCGCGAGTACCTGTTGTGGACGCTCGTGCGGGCCAATACCGGCACGTTCTTCGGCACCGGCAACAGCAACTACGTCACGGCGGCTCCGATCAACACGACCGGATACGACGCCGCGACCAAGACGTTGCGCGAGATGGTGGACACCGACAGCAACAAGATGCTGGTCAATCCCTCCATCGTCGTCGTGCCGCCCGCACTGGAAGCCGCCGCGAACCGCATGTACGCCAGCAGCAACCTCATCGTCGTGGGTCTCGCTTCCACGTCGGCCAAGAGCACCGAGGGCATGGCCAACACGTACAAGTACCGCCCGCTCTGCACGCCGTTCCTCGCCGGGGCGGACACGTACTGGTACTTGTTCCCGGATCCCGGCAGCCGTGCCTGCTTCGGCCTGGTGTACCTGAACGGTCAGGAAGGCCCGACCGTCGAGGATTGCCCGCTGTCCGGCGACCTGCTCGGCCAGGCGTGGCGCATCTACTGCGACATCGGGGTCTGCCAAGTTGACAAGCGGCTTGGCGTGATGGCCCGCACGACCTGATCGGGCTGAGAGTCAACCGCCCCCTCGGCGCAGTGCCGGGGGGGCTTCTGGGGATACGAAAGGAGAAACGCAATGAGCGCGACTTACAGGAGCACGGGGGATCGGGTGGACTACACGCCCGGAGCCGCCGTGAGCGCGGGTGACGTTGTGGTTCAGGGAACTCTGGTGGCCGTGGCGACGGACGACATCGCCGCGAACCGACAGGGTTCTCTGGCCGTTGAGGGGGTCTTTGATCTCGACAAGGCGGCGGGGACCGTGTTCACCGCCGGACAGGACGTGTTCTACGACGCCACGTCGGATCACGCGCGGACCGCCGGAGGCGTGTACTTCGGCAAGGCCGTTGAGGCCCCTGCGACGGGCGCGTCCACCGTGCGGGCCAAGTTGATCCAGCAGGAAGCCGCTGAGAGCACCGACACCACGACCAACACCGGCACCTTGACGTAAGGAAAGCGCGAGATGACGGAGCGATTCGACATCGGATCGGCATGGCTTCGGCGGCAACGTCGGAGCCATGCGACGCGCAGCGTGACCTACACGCGAGGAGCGACCTCTGTGTCGCTCCTCGCCTCTGTGGGCATGACGGAATTCCAGTCCACGGACGAGAGCGGGGTAATCCTGCAACACGAAACGCGGGATTACCTCGTGGACGCCGCCGACCTGATCTTGAGCGGGGCGTCCACGGAGCCGCGCGCCGGGGACCGGATTACCGACGGATCGGTCACTTACGAAGTGGTATGCCCCGTCGGCTCTGTGCCTTGGGCGTGGCATGACCGGAATCGGCTCACCTACAGGATTCATACGGTGCAGCAATGCTGACGACCCTTGCGGACGCGATGGTCAGTGCGCTGAACGCCGAAACGTTCAGCATCGCTTTCACCGCAGAGCGGAAATGGCTGCCGTACTTCACGCAAGAGGAAGTCGCCACGCTCAAGGTGACGGTGGTTCCGCGCTCCAGGGACAGCAGTATTGAAGACCGTGAGACGGATCAAGAGGTCGCGCAGGTGGACATCGCGGTACAGCGTCACGTATCAGCGCTGACGAACGCCGAGATAGACCCCCTGAACGATCTGACGGAAGAAATCGCCGACTTCCTCAACCGGAACGACCTTGGCGATTGGGAATGGATCGGCACGGAGTTCAAGTCGCTTCTGGCGACCGACGTGCTCCGGGCGAACCAGGTTTACACGAGCGTAGTCACCCTGAGCTACCGCCAAACGCGGGACGCCTCATAACGGAAAGGGGAATTCATGGCCGCTAAAACCGGACGCAGAGCGAAGCTGTACTACCGCGTCGGCGGTTCCACCGTGACGGACGACTGGACCGAACTGACGCGCGTGCGCAACCTCACGCTGAACGACGAAAAGGGCACGGTCGAGGTGGACGACCGCAGCACGAGCGTGGTCGGATTTCTGATTGACAAGCGGACCGTCGGGGTCGAGTTCGACTTGACCTATGACGCGACGGACGCCGGGCACATCGCGCTGAACGACGCCTACGTGAACGAGGCCGCGCTTGGCATCGCCGTCATGGACGGGGCCTTCGCCGCGTCCACCGGCAACGGCGTCGCGCTCGACATGTACGTGGCGACGTTCACCCGCAACGAGAACCTGGCCGACCCGATGAGCCGGACCGTCAAGCTCGTGCGCGCCTACGGCACGAGTGATCCGGTGGAGTACGAGGATGGCCAGCCCGTGACCGCGACCGGCACGGCGACGTAAGGGACTTTTTCAGACCTGGAGGTCGGGATGAAAACCTTTCGTGACAAGGCGGGACGCGAGTGGTCCGTTGCAGTCAACGTGACCGCGCTGAAAGCCGTCAAGGAACTCTGCGAGCTTGACCTGATGAACGTGGTCCTTGACGGCGGGGACCTGATCCAGCGGCTTCAGGCCGATCCCGTGCTGCTGTGCAACGTGCTCTATGCGGTCTGCCGCAGGGAGTGCAAGGATCGGAGCGTCACCGACGAGCAGTTCGGCGAACTCATGGACGGCGACGTCCTGGCGTCGGCGACGGAGGCACTTCTGGACGAAATCGTAAATTTTTCCCCACCGGCGCGGAGACCCGCGCTGAAGATGTGGGCGGAGAAGAGGACGACGCTGGAGGAGATGGTGATGAAGCGGGTGGAAGCGGAGATAAACGACCCGCACCTGGTGGACAAGGTAATGGCCGAGATGGAAGCCCGACTTCGGAAGACCTCTGGCGACTCGTCTGGAAATGCGGCGGGGTCACCGGCATAGACCCGCACCCGTTCACGCTGCGCGAGTTGGTCGTGATGTGGCTGGCGCGGGAGCGGTCGGAATGGGACCGGGCAAGCCAACTGCTGGCGATGCAAGCGAACTGCAATCGGGACCCGAAGAAAAGCGAGCCGTTTGACCCCGTGTCGTTCCATCCGTACCGCAAGGGTAAATCGTCGTTCAGGCGCGGGACGCCCATTACGGCGGATAACATCGGCGATGTCGTCCGGGCCTTCACCGCAAAGTAGGAGAATCAGCATGACGCCGGGCAGGGACTTCGAGAACGGGAAGCGCGCCGCGACTCTGGAAAACGTGATGCACGATGTCGAGGAAATCAAGACGACGCTTAACGCGATCAACGCGCGTTGTCTGCGCCAGTGCGGCGTGTTGCCGTACTTCCGGATCGCCTTGGGCGCGTTGTTCAGCCTCGTCGTCGGGATGTACGCCTGGTTCATCTACCACGTCTCGAAGTGAGGTCCACTATGTCCACTCCGGGCTGGAAGGAACTGTGCCGCCGCGCCGGACTCCACGCCCCCGACTCGTTCTGGGCGGCGTCCGAAGAAGAGATCGCCGCCAACTTCAACGGCGCAGGGCCGGACACGTTTTCGCTTTCGCGCTGGCGCATCGTTCGCGCCGTCTTCGGCGACAGCGACCTCAACGCCGCGTTCCGGGCGATCCTCACCCGATTTCTCGAACTCTTCGTGCTCGCCTTTGTGATCCATGATTGGCGCTACGCGAACGCGGACCGGACGGAGGCCGGCTTCCACGCGGCGAACGCCGAGATGCTCGCCAACATGGCGATCCTGTTGGAACAGGCGTTCCCGTTCCGCCAGTTCTGGCGTTGGGCCGATCGGGCGCGGTGGTGGCTCAGGATGCGCCTCGCCTATCGGGCCGTCGAAAGTGACGACGGGTATCAGGCGTGGATGGACTGAGAATTCAGAACTGAAAACTGTAAATTGAGAATTGTCAGTTTTCCATTTTCCATTGGGAAAGGGCTTGAACATGACCGGCGTAGAAACCGCAACTCTCGCGTCTGTGGTCGGCAACATCCTGCTCGCCCTGTTCGGCGCGTGGCAGAAGTCGAGGAAGGATGACGCGGAGGCCAAGCTCGGCACCGTCTCCGAGGCGATGGCCACCATCGAGAAGGCGATCAACGACAACAAGTCGCTGCTCGACAGCACCGGGGCAGGCGACAAGATCGCCTCAACGATTGCATCCTACGGTACTGCTGCGAAGACGTCCGTGGACGTTGCGCGGCTGCTCGCCAAGGCTGTCAATGACCAGATCGGCCAGGCGAAGCGGGATGCCTACGTCGCCGCGATTGCCGCCCAGGAGGCCGTCGCGCGCGCCGAGCGTGTGGCGCAACTGGCGAAGGACGATGCCGACGCGGCTGCTGTGACGCCGGAGTGAGGGTCAAGCATGTGCTGGCAGTGGGACGAGGAATCCTGCCCGGAGCAATGGGCGCGGCGTGTCATCCGCACCTGTGCCGTCGGCGCGCTCGTCCTGCTCTACGTCGCGTTCCTGTGGTGGGCGCTGTGGCGGTACGTCCTTCCGGTCCTCTTTGAGGCCGTAGCGCGTATGAGGATCGGCCCATGATTCACACTACCGATTACCACGGGCCGGATCGACGAGACGCGACACGCAGCATGGTCATTCAGTGGCCGAATGGACGGGTCGTGAATACTGAGGAGTTGTGGAATGCCTTGCGTGAAATTCGGAAGATCACGACCCATGAAGATCGGCGCGCGAAGCAATATCCATGACCCGACCGGACACCGCACGTTGCGCCGGAGCGCCACCGGCGGACCTCCCCTCGTGCGGGCCGGTCGGGCCGGGCACTGCTGAGAGGCATACATGGGACTCTACAAGCGATTCACCAGCGGCGGCAGCGTCTGGAAGAAGAGCGCCTTCAACGTCAACTGGAAGGTCTCGACGCCCTACCGCTCGTCCAAGAAGACCGCGTTCCACGTGGAATGGTTCTTTGATAAGCCCGCAGTCATGGCGGCTTTGGACGATGCTGCGCGCAAGAAGCTCTCTCAGTTCGGAGCATGGGTTCGCCGCACGGCGCGACAGAGCATCCGCAAGCCGCGACGGATGAAGCTCTCGGAAATGAACAAATGGGCGCGCCAGAAGTGGCATCAGATGCGCCACTACAACCCGAAGATGAAGAAGCCGTTTGCCCACTCGAAGCCGGGAAACCCGCCGTTCAACCAGACCGGGAAGCTCAAGGACTTCATTGAGTTCTGGTACAACGCGGACGAGCGCTCCGTGACCATCGGCCCGGCGTCGTTCGGCGGATTTGACGTGCCGGGCGTGCTGGAACTGGGCGGGCACACGCGGGAGCATGACGGGCGGACGCCCTGGGTGGACGCGCGCCCGTACATGGGGCCTGCGTTGAAGGCGAACAAGGAGAAGTTTGCGGAGATGTGGGGCGACAGCATCAAGGGCAGCGCCTATGTGGCCGGCGGACTTGGCCGAGCGGGTGCGACGTGGCAGAGGGTGGCATAGCATGGCAATCGGCAGACCCGTTCAAGCCGGATCGGCGATGGTCAAGGCGTACCTGGACGGCACAGCGCTTGAGGCCGGGCTGAACAGGGCGCGCGCGCAACTCGCGTCGTTCTCCATGCACGTCATGCAGATGGGCATGGCGCTAGGGGGCCTGTCGGCGGCGATGATGGCCCCCTTGGCCGCAGGAACGAAAGTCTTCGCGGACTTTGACCGCGAGATGGCGATGGTATCCACGATGCTGGACGATCCCGCGCGATGGATGGGCGAATACACCGCAGCCGTGCGCCGGATGTCCATCGAGTTCGGCGAGTCCACCACGACGATCAGCCGGGGCCTGTACGAAATCCTGTCCGCGACCATACCGCCTGAGCACGCATTGGGGGTGCTGGACGCGGCGATGCGGTCCGCCGTCGGCGGCATGACGGACGTTGCGACGGCGACAAAAGTACTCATCGCCGTGATGAACTCGTTCAACATGCCCGCGAACAAGGCGCGCGAAGTATCCGACATGCTGTTTCTCACCGTGCGGCGCGGCGTGCTGACGTTTGAGCAGCTTGCGATGTACCTTGGCAACACGACGGCAACGGCGGCGCAGGCGGGCGTTTCGATTGACGAAATGGGCGCGGCGCTGGCGACGATGACGCGGCAGGGGGTTCAGGCCGACGTGGCATGCACGGCCCTGCAAAACATCCTCATGGCGTTTTTCCGTCCGGCGGCGGACGCGGCGCGGGTGGCCAAGCGATACGGCATCGAGCTATCGCTGGCGACGATCCAGTCCAAGGGGCTGTTGGGCGTCGCGAAGCAACTGGAAAAGCTCCCCCGCGACGTCGTGGCGCGCATCTTCCCGAACCTGCGCGCGATTCGCGGTCAGTTCCCGCTGGTGTCCAACGTCGCCGGATTCGAGCACGACCTGAAGCTCATGGCGTCCAAGTCCGGCGCGGCTGAAACGGCGTTCAAGAAGGTGGTGGGCAACCTGCGGCTGCAACTGAATCGCGTCATTGAGGGCATCCGCCTGATAGGCAGCGTGATCGGCGAGGCGCTGGCCGGTCCGGTCAAGAGGGTCGTCGCCTATCTCATGCCGCTGATAAAGTACACGGCTCAATGGATACAGGCCAACAAGGAACTGGTCATCTCCTTCGGAAAGTGGGCAATCATCATCGGCACCGCCGGGGCGTCGCTGCTGGCGCTGGGCATCGCGGCGAAGTTCGTTGCGGTGGCGCTCAGCGGATTGTCGGGCATCGCCTCGCTGCTGCGCTTTGCTATTGCGCTGCCGTTTCGTCTGGCGTCCGGGGCCATCGGCGGCGCGTTCACGGTGCTTGGAATCTTTCTCAAGGCGCTCAAGTTCCTCGTACTGACGAGTCCGTTCAAGCTGTTGGCGCTTGGGGCGAAGGGTCTTATCGGCTCCCTGCTGGCGCTGAAGGCCGCAGTGCTGCCGGTATTGATCGGCATCTTTTCGAGTCCTCTGACGGCGGCGCTGGCGGGCGTCGCCATAGCGTTCGTTGTCATTCAGATTCAACTCGGAAAGACGGGCGCGGTGTTCAAGTGGTTTGCCGGTCTGTGGTCGCGCATCTCCACGGGGATCAAGGCGGGGTGGGACACGATCATGGCGACGGCGGGGCAAACCCTGCGCGGGATCAAGAACGCGCTGCTGGAAGGTGACATCGAGAAGGCGGCCAAGATACTGCACACCGGCCTTGAGACGATCTGGAAAGAGGGCAAGGTCGCGCTGATTGCGGTGTGGGAAGAGGTCAAGGAATACTTTATCGGATCGTTTCTCTCTGCATGGAACAGCGGAATCAGCGTCATGCTGGACGGCATCTACGCGGTACGGAATGCCGCGAACTGGTTTGGAAAGTTTCTGGATCAGGGTCTTACCGGCTTTAAAGCGGTATGGGATGTGAGGGTCGAAGACCAGCGGCTTATCAACGAAGAGGAAGACATCAAGCGGAAATACGCCAACGACCCGGTTATGCGAGACAGGCAGTTACAAAACGCACGCTATAAGAGCCAGCAGAATCAGTACGCGATTGCGGCGGGCGCTCAAATCTCGATGGACGTTGCGGAAGACATCTACAAAAGAGAGAAGGAAAAACTACAAGGCGAATTGGTTTCGGCTCAGCAACAACTTGCTGCTGACTACCAGGCTGCTAAAGACAAGCGCAAACAGACCGCCGACGACAAGATCGCCACGGCGCAGGCTGCTGCGGACGAGGCCAAGGCGCGGCTGGACGCGATGACGGAGCTTGACCCGACAGGCGAGTTGCGGCGGCTGCACCAGCACCACCTGCGATTCGAGGAGTGGGCCGAACCCGAAAAGGTCAAGCCGGAGAAAAAGAAGGAACTCCCCAAGCCCGAAGCGCTGAAAGACCTGTCCGTAGCCGGCACGTTCAACCCGTTCGCGTTGCGCGGCATGGGGCTGGCGGGCGGACTGGGGGCGAAGGTGGAAAAGATCACGGACTTCTTGCGGCAGGTGGAAGAGAACACGCGCGACACCGCAGAGAACACGGAAGAGGGCGCACAGTTTTCGTAAATAGGAGCCGGGCATGACTGCGACAGGGACGAGCACGGGGCCGGGGCGATGCTGGTTGAGCCGCAAGGCGGCGCGCGGCGACCCCACGGACAAACTCGAATACGTCTACTACATTGACCAAGTGACAGACGAGGCGGGCGTGGCGGCGACGTGCGCTTCGAGCATCCCCACGACCGACAGCAACGGTCTGCGTCTGGAGAAGTACGAAATTGACGAGCGGATCAATTACGGCCTGCACCGGGACAAGGACGTATGGCGGGTGCTCGCCACGTACCGCGACCCGTCGTTTGCGATCCCCGTCGGAACGATTCCCTCGCCGCGCTTCACCTTCGACACGACCGGGGGGACGGCGCACAAGACGCAGGCCCGCAAGACGGTTGGCATCTACGGCGACAAGGCCAGCAAGAATCTCAAGGGGGCCATCGGCTTTGATGGGAAGAACATCGAGGGCGTTGACATCACGGTGCCCGTCTTCAAGTTCAGCGAGACGTACTACATGACGGACGCCGAGGTGGACGAGGCGTACAAGCAGGTCGTCTTCCGCGCGACCGGCACGGTGAACAGCGACGCCTTCCGGGGCTTCGAGCCGGGCGAGGTGCTATTCCTTGGGGCTGTAGGCGCGCGGCAGGGATCGAAGGCCGACGACCTGTGGGAGATCACGTACAACTGGGCGGCGATGCCGAACGAGAACAACGCGACGGTTGGCGAAATTGGCGTAGGATATCTGACTTCCAGCGTGACGGGCGGCACAGCGAACAAGGCGACCACTCCCGTAGCCGCCGAATTCACCGGCATTGCGAAAGAGGGCTGGCATTACTTGTGGGTGCAGTACGCAGACACGGACGACGGCGACGTCAACAGCGTGGTGAAAACGCCCATCGCGGTGTACGTGGAGCAGGTCTACCCCTACAGCGACTTCTCTGACCTGACGACGGAGACCGGGCCATGATCGGCATGGAGAAGGTGAGGCCGGGTCAGAAGCTTCGGATCCCGGCGTCGTCCTACAACGCCTTTGTGGACGCGGCGCAATGGGTGAAGGCGCACGAGCGCAACACCGGGCGCAGTCTCACGGAAGGCGAGTGGGATGTTGTGCGATGCCGCAACACCGGGAGCGGCGACATCCCGCGCTTCCACCTCGCGTGTCCGAACAGCATGGACGTCGCCGACTACCGGGACGGCGGGTTTGACGTGACGCTCCCGACGGGGACCTATGCGAACGACATCCCGGCGTACATGGTCTGCAAGGACTCTCTCGTTGAAGACGGGGGCGGCGTCGGGCGGTTCTGGTTGTGGGGCGCGCACCCGGTGGCGACGGACGACACGAGTTGGCCGAGCTTCCCGACGTGGGGCAGCGCGAAATCGGACGGGACGATAGAGTACGACCCTGCGGGGCCGTTGCCGGTGCTGGGCGATATCACCGAGACCGTGACCGGCGCGCAGGGGTACGTCATGGTGAACCTGTCGGGGCAACGGCGAGTCGTTACGGAAACCATCATCTTCTGCTTCATGGGCTGCGGCTCTCCGCTGGAGGTCGGTCTCTACGGGCCGTTGGTTGTAGACTATGCCGGAATCATCACAGCCGTCACGTTGCTCTCCGACGTAGCTGGGTACGTAACGGTGGATATTCATTCGACGACTGTAGGTGCCTATCCAATCGGATCAAGCATAACGGCCAGCGCGCAGCCCGAAATAAGTGGAGGGCAAACCGACTCGGACACGACGTTGACCGGTTGGACTACGGGCATTACCCCCGGCACGGTGCTGATGTTCTACATAGACTCCATCGGCACTACCTCCGCGACGGGCAACGATATCACTTGGTTGATGTGCGGGCTAAAGGTCAAGCGGGCATGAGTCAGATTGTGGGCTATGGCGCTCTGGCAAAGTATGTGCCGACCTCCACGGGGACGGAAACCGGGTGGTGTCCATGCGGCTGTATGGACGGGACCAAGCCGCAGACGATCACGATTCGCTTCTGCGGCATGGACACATGCAAGTGTGACGGCATATACAACGCATTCAACAACACCGCGTTTGCTACCTACGCCGTAGACGGCGCTCGCACCGTCAGTTATCAACATGACGGCTACACGTCCGGTGGCATTCCGTACTGCTATTACTTCGCCGTCACGCGTGACGTATTGGGGACAAACGGGCGTGAGGGTGAAAGCGTCGAACTCTACTTCATGCCCACAAAGATTTCGGTATGGCTGCGGTTCTACTGGCCGTATCAAATGAATATGTTCCCGTGGATGTGGGGCCGTAGGTATGGCGGCATTTTCTTTGAGTTGCCCATTGACACCGGAACGAACACGATCACGGGGTCCTGTACGGCAACAGGTACTGAGACATGCCCCCCGGTCAACGCGATTTACGGCGCGCCCTATGACTGCTCGGTGCCACGTCAGATACCCTTTAGCAAGTATCTCTTTGATCCGCCTCTATCGTGGGATGAGCCGGATCATCAGATGGGTTGCTCCCCGCCGCCTTATGCGGTCACAACGAGCAAGGCGTCCTGCGTTATTCATTGTGGCAGTTCATGCCCCACTGGAACCGAGTCGGCTACCGGCGATGACACTGGAGCGGGCACCGGCCCCACTGGAACCGAGTCGGCTACCGGCGATGACA